ATTGATAAGGTCTAAGGATAATCTCACTGCAAGGGTTTGTACCCCACTCTTTACCCAATTCCCTACGTCCATTCTTAGCTGCTTGAAGTTCACTTGCATAACGATTAAAGATCCCTCGCTCTCCTGAGTGTGATTCATAAATGCTTGACCACTCACGCATGAACTTACCAACATCAGGCTTAACTTCGTAGATGGCACTGTTGTTAGCCAAGGCACGTTGACCATTACCGTCCCACCAGTTACCAGCTTTAGCGTGAGCCATACGATCATCACTCAAGTCTGACAGAGAGATCATAGCGGATCGACGCACTCCACCGACCACCACAACCTCGCCAACCTTGCAGAGGATGTCATGAGCTTCCAAGCTTGTAAGTTTTCGTCCCGCAGCAAGCTTGAATTTATTAACAACATACTTGAACAGCTCGACAAGAGGCTCAGGGCCACTGGCACGACCACCGAAGGTCTTGAGTCGTGTACCTGCGGGCCGTACAGCAGATACGTCCCACTTCGGAATCTCGCCAGCATACAGTAAGGCAATGACTTGTCGTAACGCTTTAGCCCATCCCTCTTTGGAGTCCTTAACGTTAATGATAGTACCACTATTAAACAACTCAGTTGGGATCTCAGGTAACTTATTAACATACTTCTGCTCCACACTAAAGCCTACACCTGTTCCACACAACAAGATGTACATAGCTTCATCAAAGGCTTTAGGATCGTCAATTGGTAAGTATGAACAATTATAACCTGCAATGTTCTGACGCTCCAAGGCATCACCAGCTGTCATGATGCTACGCATTGAGGGCATCACTTCTAAGTTAGTTACAGCTGTTTGCAATTCAGTACGCAGATTAGCTGGGATGTCATAGTTATGCTTCTCCTTCAAGTGTTTAGTCATGAACTCAAAGTAACGGTTCACAGTCTCAGGCCAGTGTTCTCGACGGCCTTTATCATCCAAGAAACGAGAATAACGGCTTTTACCGATGTATTCTTGGTATGGTGTCATAGTTGTCATATTAGTCTAATTCCTTAATTAAGTATTCTTGTTTCTTTTCTACAATATCGTCAAACCTATCGACAAGATCATCACTCTGGATTCCTAGCAGTTCCAAGAGTGTGACCTCATCTAAACGCTTGAGAGCCTCTTTCAGTTCTTCAAATGTTATTGCGTTCACGTTTGTTAATCTCACGTTCAATGTACCATTTAGCTTTCTTCAAGTCTTCAATGGCATCCTTCTTAAGATCACAACGCCAGATATATTTGACTGCATTGCCCAAGTTAAAGCCCATGTGCTCAGTAACTTGGATACATTCAATACCTGATGGATGTTCAGTGTAGTGTTTAGGCTTATTAACTACATCGTTTTCTTCCTTAACATCTACCCATTCTTTGATAGCTTCACCAAGTGTCATAGAAGCATCTCGAATGTATAGATCTCGTCTAACCCACTTGTCATTACCAAAACAGTCACAGCAAGGATGAATACTGCTGTCTAAATTGCTATAAAAGCAAGTGTTACATACCTTAATGTCCATACCGTTTCTCCAAGTATTCAATGCTTAAGAACATCTCATCGAAGTGACCATCGTTAACTTCATTCATCATCAGTAAGCCACGCCAATGACGGTTACTAAGTTGATCCATATACGACTCATCGTGTAGATAGTAAGAGCCAACGATGATAGCACAAATAGGCTTACCGTCAGCACGCTTACCGTAGGCGATCTGCTTTCCTTGTTGATGTCCTGCAACACAAGACATATGAAGCTTATTGATGATAGCACTAGCAGCTCCAGCTGGTCTTCCCATAGCCCCAACAGGCCAGTAATGATTAAAACCCACCCCACCGATAAATACAGGATGTAAAAAACCGTGTACTTCCCAATCTTTATCATAGTCTAAGTCCTTGGTTGAAATCAAGCCTTCTAAGGTAGGATTATTATTCACAGCCCTGTCAATTCTATTTTCATGGTTGCCTAGAGTTAGAATCATACGGGGCTTGTATACCTTGTGTTTACCTACTTTCTGAGCCTTCTGAGCCTCCCTTAAAGGTGCTAATAGAAGCTTCATAGCTTCCTTAGCAGCTTCAATGTCCTTCTTGTAGCGTAAACCTTCAAAGTACTTACTTCCCTTGATGTCGTGGCTGCTAAGGCTTGGCATATCTGCAAAGTCACCTAGATTAACAACTACATCAGGTTTGTAATCGACAATGGCTTTACCAGCCCATGTCAGATGCTCTAAAGGTACGCCTTCTTTAACTTGGCAGTCAGGTATGACCAGAATCTTCAATGTCTTCTCCTTCAACCGTTAATCGTTCACCTTCACGTAAGCCAGCTTTAATAGCTTCTAAGATGCCATAGGTGAGTAGTGCATTAGCTTCATCCTTGGTTAGATCAAACTGAAATGTTGCACTACCGTCCTCATGTTCTTTAATCAGATTGACGTTCATTCTCAGCCTCTCTTAAGAACTCTTCAGCATCACCAATGTACATGAAATAGCCTAAGACAATACCTAAAGCTGCGTTTACTTTCCTGTTCTCAGCAATGTCTTCAGGGTGACTACTCCAGCCTCCATTGAGAGTGTTCATGTAAGTCTCTTTAAGTTTCTCAACTACAATAGCATCTGTAAAGTCATCCCAAGCGTGACGAAGTTCTTGAGAATTCTCCATAGCTTTAATAATGTTATTTAACATATATCCTCTTTCCTTTACCTTTTTCAATTAACCATGCTTTAGGAATCTCTTTATCAGCGTACAGAAACCCGTGCTTATCACACCACATACCGTATGTTGTCTGACTTAGCTTTGAAAGCTTAGCTTTAGAGTTACTGAAGACAAACCTAATGTCTAAGTCTGGGTACTGCTCCTTAATCATCAGATGTTTCTGTCTGTCAGCTGTTATAAATCTTCCCTTACTTTCAATGATGATACTGTTATTCAGGAGTACGAAGTCAGGAGTGTACTTACGTTCCTTAGCTGGTTGAGTGTAACCGATCACTAGCTTCTCATACTCAAATGGAACACCTGCAACGGTTAAACTTTCAGCTATCCTGTCTTCTAATCCAGACCTGAACCCATGCTTCAGAGCCACTTGTTTAGCTGTCAATGGTTTAGCTTTCATGTGACTCTTTCGTTATTTGATACTGATGGAGGAATGCTCCAAAGGTATCAACAAACTCCTCATCGTGGTTTAGCTTTCCCATTGTAAACATAATAGCGTGAACTAACTCATGATAGAAGGTTTGCTCAGTAGTTTGTTTATTCATGTCCATTCGTAGGTGGATAGTCTGCCTTTCAGGATCACACTTACCCATCTCTTCCATGTGACATAAATAGTTTACGTGCCACTTAGATCCTGCGAGTTGGAAGGTGGTTGCCACATCTGGTTTGTCTCTCTTCTTAACCACAATAGTTGCCCGTTCTCCAGTACCCTTTCAGAGTCTCCAGAATAAGCCTTGAGGCAAGCATCATATAGTTCCCTTTCAGTTGTACAGTCTTTAAGAATCTTATCAGCCTTTACAGGGCCAATACCTCGGATACCCTCAATGTTATCAACTCTGTCACCTGTAAGTATCTGTTTGTAGAAACTGTACAAGCCTTCAAACTCGGTAACATAGTACTCTTCATGCTTTACAGGATTGTAGTGCCATCCCGGTAACTGGTCTAGATCCTTATCTACGTGAACAATCCAGTAGTTACCTTTGGTAGATGCTATCGCTACAGCATCATCAGCCTCTTCACCTTCTGACATCTCAGCTCCTAGCTTCATCAGGTGGCTGCGTAGTGCATCGTAGTGCTTAGGCTTAGGAGCATCTTTACGATTCCCCTTGTAAGGAACGGTGGTAGCTACCTCGAATCTAAAGTTAGTTTTACCTGTAATCCAAGCTCTGTAGTCATCACACTTCAAGCGCATATAGATGATGTCGGTAAACCATTCAGTGAGTCGATTTAGTGCCCATCGTTCCTCTTCATCCTCATTGGAGAAGCCGACCTTATAAACTAAGAAGTCGGCATCTACTATAGCCTCTGTGGGTCTATCAGAGGATGTCATCCGCCGTCTCTTCTTCAGGAGCACCCTCAGGAGAGTAGATCTTCAATTCAGTGATAACCAACTTCTTGATGGATGGAGCAGCACCGAACTTAGCTGACATCTTGTGGCGGTATGAGGACACCAATGCAAAGCATTTAGTACCATTACCAATCTTAGACACATCCACAGGATTACCTTCCTCATCCACAGGCTCAAACAAGAACTTAGACTTACCAACAATGTACTTACCCATTGTGTCTTTCTCTTTGATCTTGATGCCCAACTCTTCAAGCTTAGCTGCTGCAGCATCACTCAGTTGTCCCAATGTGCACTCATACTTATCGTTATCGTCATTGAACTTCTTGTTGTAGTCTTTCATCCAACCTGCCCAAAAGAGTTCACCTGCAACTTTAACGGGTTTCATGCTATCAATACTCATTTCATTTTCCTTAGTTTAGTGCAGCTCTTGAGATTCTGGGTGAGCTACCATACCCAATGCTAGATCTTCCAGATGTGCTACAGCCGATACTAAAACTGTATACACTTCCTCAAGATCCAGATCCTGTCCTATCCTGATCTTGAAAGTATCACCTTCAACATCAAAGATAAT